CTGAGATTAGCGGAGGGTCTTTATCGGGAACTTTAACTGCTCATGGAGGCGGTAAAGGAGGAGATAACTCAAGTGCCGGAGACACTGGGGGTGCAGGCGGTGGCGGATCGTATCCTAACACGACTGTAGCATCAGGAAACACTCCACCATTTACACCACCACAAGGCGGAAACGGAGCAGCGGGTCCACCACCAAACAGAGCGGGCGGTGGCGGAGGCGGAGGCCCAACTGCAAATAATGCCTCAGATACAAATCCAGGAAACGGATCAGCAGATTCAATTACAGGAGCATCAGTAACTTATGCTGGAGGTGGAGGCGGATCGACACAAAACACTACATCTGGACCTGGACCGGCAACTGGCGGAGGCGGAACTGGCGGATCGGGTGGTGATGGAACGAACGGTCTCGGTGGCGGAGGTGGAGGAAATGGACCTCACACTGGTAGTCAAGGCGGAGATGGCGGAAGCGGTGTAGTTATAGTTAGAGCACCGGCTGACTTTGCTGGAACTATTTCACCAGGAACAAACACGATTACAACTTCACCTGGACCAGATGGGGCTGCTAAAATTTGTACATTCACAGTAAGCGGAACTTTAACAGGTAGTTAATAATGAAAGATTTTGCAGCTATAGATGAAAACAACATTGTTACTAGAATAGCCGTTGCAGGCGATGACGATGCACAACCAGGTTGCGGTTTAAAACCAAACGAAGTACGTTGGATAGAATGCAAAAAAGGTGGTGCTATTAGAGCAAACTTTCCTATCATAGGAGGAGAATATCGTCCTGATGAAGATGTTTTTTGTGGTGAGAAATTATTTCCCTCTTGGACTTTAAATACTTCACATTGGAGATATGAAGCACCAGTTAGAGAACCAGGAGCTGATGAAGTATTTTTTGATCTTGACGGTGTTAACACACAATTAACAGGTGTACTGTGGGATGAAGAAAATCAGAGATGGTTGGGCACGATTGCATCTTCAGTTGAAGGACAAGAAGAAACACATTTAGATCAATATTTATGGAATCCTGATGATTCAAGCTGGACGTTTGATAGTACAATAGAAAAGCCAACTTCATAATTTATGGTTGTCATTGACAACTTCTTAGATAAAAAAACATTACATCAATTAGATAATCGTAAACTTTGGAAGGATTTTTCTTACGATAAAACCAATGAATATTTTTGGATAGGAAAAAAACATAAAATTAAAAATATATTCGAGTCTATAATAATAAATAAAATTTTTAAAAAAGTTGATAAAAAAATTATTAAAAAATCTGTTTGTTGTCAGTATTGGATTAATCTTTTAAAAGATGATTTAGATTGGCATGTTGATAAGGATGAAACTATATGGCGAGAAAAATCAATTCTTAAAAAGTCTGTAAAAAATGTTGTTTACTATGGATATCCACATAAAATAAAGGGCGGTAATTTATTATTAAGCACTGGCCAAAAAATAGAACCTAAATATAACAGACTTGTAATTTTTGATAATACTTTACATTCTGTAGATACAATTAAATCGGGAACAAGATTTGCTTTATCTCTAAATTTTTGGTATGACCTGCCTAGCCGTTAAAAGCTATGACAAAAATATTAGGGGTAAACATTTCTCATCATACTTCTTTTGCCCTAATCGAAAATAATAAATTAAAAGAATATTACGAGGAAGATCGTTTTAATAAACTTAAGGGTTTTATAAATGAAGATGTGCATTACAAGTATAAGGCATTAGAAAAATTTAAAAACATATCCTTCGATTGTGTTGCAATATCCTCTTTTGGAAGATACGGATCTATATCTGATTTTGAAATTTATCAAGCATTATTAAAACAAGTAAAATATAAAAATTATTATTTTAATTGGCAACACCACCACATCTATCATGCTGTTTGTGGTTTTTATTTTAGCCCGTTTAAAGAAGCTATAGCCATAGTAAGAGACGGAGGAGGAGAACAAATTAAACACTCTTTTCAAGCGATAGATTCAATTTATCTTATTAATAAAAAAAATATTAAAACATTTTATAAACTATATTCTAATTGTAGATTAGATATTTTAAAATGTGAGAAGAAACAGAAATATTTAAACTATAATGTTTTTAAGGAACAAGATAAAACAGATTGTTATTTTACTAACGCTAGTATCGGAGGATATTATTATTTAGAATCTACGTACAAAGCAGGTTTTGGCGAAAATGGCGAAGGACAACTTATGGGATTAGCTGCATATGCTGGAAAAAATGTTGATAAGAATCTAAAAGAAAAAATAAAGATTGGTAAAGATGCTCAAGAAAAAACTTTTAAAGAATGCATAAAACTAGTTGAAAAAGCTAAAAAGTATTCATCTTGTAAAAATATAATTTTAAGTGGAGGCTATCATCTAAATTGTTCTAATAACTTTAAACTTGTGAAATTATTTCCTAAATTAAATTTTTTTGTAGATCCTATACCTTATGATGGCGGGACGGCTGTGGGAGTAGCTTTGTATTATGAAAATTATTAAAGACATTAAAGAAGCTGTAGATATAATCTTAAATCAAAAAATAGTTGCTATTTTTCAAGGACATTCAGAGTGGGGAGCTAGAGCTCTAGGCAATAGATCTTTTTTATTTGATCCTAGAAATCCACAAGCAAAAATTATAATAAATAAATTTAAAGGCAGACAGTTTTGGAGGCCGACTGCAGCAACTATATTATACGAACACAGAAACGATTATTTAAATATGCACGGATTAGACGAGTCTCCTTATATGACTTTTGCGATAGATGCAAAACCTAAAGCTTTAAAAGAGGTGCCAGCAGTTGTTCACGTAGATAATACCTGTAGATTTCAAACGTTAAAAAGAAAACAAAACCCTAAATTTTATGATTTAATAAAGGAGTTTCATAAAAGAACAAACGTGCCTTTACTTCTTAATACATCCTTTAATTTAAAAGGATTACCGATAGTTGAAACAGAAGCAGATGCTATTTCAACTTTGCAAAAAAGCAATATAAAATATATGTTTAAACCATGAAAGAATTATACAAAA